CCTTATTATTGCAACCTAAATATTCGTTGTTTGAGTGCATTTTGTTTTTTTTTTTTTTATTATTATGGTTTGCGGTAAACTATTCTGCTGCCCTCCAGAGTGTATAAATATCCTACGGGTAACGCTACATCCGCGTCTGCAGCTGCATCGTCTGCATAAGGTCCCGCCACGCTGACTTCACTGATATAGGGAAGTTCCGCTAGTTGTTGGTCTTTGGCTTGTAATGCGGCTACCAGGGAGGCGTTCACCTCTGTTTGTGTGGCTCCTTCCGCCAGGGATAGGTATGTGATTGAGTTAGGCGTTGCGATGCATGAAGTGGAAGTATAAATTCCTCCGCAGGGTTCTACTGTTGGTGTAGGAACTTCAGTTCCTGTGTAGCAATTGTTCATGTTGATTTTTTAATTGGGATTATTAATTTTGTAATGCTGCAATCTGCGCTTGCATTGTTTCTATTGTCGCTAATTGTTCGGCAACCTTGGTTTCTAATACACAAAGCTTTGTATATGCTACTGCAAGTAAGGAAGCTGCTGTTAGAGGCTCTGGTAGTATGATACAATCCTCTGCAATTCCTGAGAGGTCTAACTCTTCTTTTATGCCTCCAAGTATTGAGTAGGTGTCTGTTATTGCTTCTTCCACGCTTACACAGCTACTTTCGTATAGTCCTGAGAAGGTTGGTGGGGGAGTTTGGTATTCTGCGCACTCCGCATAAGTTTTAACGCCGCAAGTATTTTTTATTGTTTCTCTGCAATTGCTCATTTTTTATGTTTTATTGTTCTCTTATTTCTTTTTTTATCGAAGCCACACAATGCCCCCCGTTGTTCCAGTTCTTGTAATCTACTGCGTAAAGAAAGCCATACCAAAACCAACCTGATAAAGCCAAATCGTTGTCTATCCTTCTTCTGCCTAAAGCACTTGAAATGGTTTCTGATTTATCTCCAAAGCCGCTATTGCTTTTTGAGAACCAAAAGTTTAGTCCTGTTCTGTAGTTGTGGTTTCCAAATCTATCACGGTCTATGGCTCCACTTGTAAAATAGTTATTGATGACTTTCCAAAACTGGTAATCTTTACGGTAAACCCATATAGAAGTTAGAAAATTTATCACTTCTAAAAATGGAGTTAATATCCATGTGATTATTATTAGTAGTAGTCCCATTATTGTAAATTCATTATTATTAATTCTTTTACTGTCATTGGTTCATAGCCAAATACTTCTGAATTTAAAGTAGCTAATACATCAGCATTAGTTTCGTTATTCATAGCATTAACAAAAGAAGTTTTAACTCCTGTTGTCATGTAAGCAAGATACTGTTCTTTATACATAGCATAAAGTAAAGCATAAAGCTGTGGATTTTTACTTTGTAAGTAATCATCAGCACTTTGTCTTTCTCCTTTTAATATTTGTCTTTGTTTAGGACTAGAAAAGCCTACAACTGTTTCCGTACCATCACCTATAAATACAGGTTCAAGATTAAAATATTCAGGTTGTTTAGCTTTAGTATTAGCTACTTCTCCAGCCCAATCTAAATAAAGAATAGCTTTACCAACTCCTAGAAAAGTATTAGGAAACTCCACACCATTATAGGTGTGGATTCCAATTAACTTTTGATAAGTAATTCTAATTGCTTCTTTATCATCTTTAGCATAATAGGATTTAGAAACCCATTGCCCTTTCATGTCAATTACTTTCTCTTTTGCTACTAGAAAAGAAATGTTATCAAAACTCAAATCAGTTAAGGTATTCCCTAATGTTTGGTATTGTTCTAAGTAATAATTAAGTACTATTTGTGCGCTCATAATTTATGTTTTTTAAACTTGCGGAATAATTAATTTTATCTTCACAATATCTAACTCTCTTACTGATACCTTTACTTTCATAGTTGATGTATATTGAAGCGTAGGTGTAAATATTAGTGTATTGTTTATGTAAACACCTAAGCTACTGCTTAATCTTTTAACACTAAGCGAATATGTTTCTAACGCGTTTAAACCATCTGTAAACAAATCAATTACTATCGTACTCTGTCCGCTTTGAGTTCTAGCCCATAACCTTGTCCTACCGTTTGCATTAGTATTTAATTGCTCAAACCAAAAATCATAAATTACGGCATTTGTTGCGCTGTCTATTAATTGAAATAAAGTGTACTCATTATACGCTTCTGTCGGTGCGGCATCCAATGGACTTCTCTTATAACTAAAAGAAACAATAAATGATGATGTAGGTATTGTAAAAAAAGAAGGGTCAATTACGCCTGTTCCTATTGTATCTTTAACAGCGACTTTAAATTCGCCATCTACATTTGTGTCAGACGTTCCTGTTTTGTTTATCCAATTAACGTTTTTTGGAACATAAACAGTACCTAAAACAATCAACAAAGCATTATTAAAAGTTGCAGAAATTCCGTTATTTAAAGTCACCGCATAACTACCTTCCGTTGCACCCGTTGTTACATTTACTTTAACTTCATTATCACTAACAAAAGTGATATAGTTTATAGTTTGCCCCACAATACTAACAGTCATTGTAGGAGTAAAAAATGCACCTCTAAGAACAAAGTTAGTAGTAGTACTAGGTAAAGTACTATCAGGTACTAAAATTAATAAGAAAGGAGCAGGCATAAGAGCCATACTATACATCTTTAAATTACCACTTGCATCAGTACCAAGAAGTTTATTAGTAGGGTTTGCGCCGTCGTTTCGAGTGTTTGGGAATTTGCTAAGTTTTAGTTCTTCGGAAATAGAATTTAATCCGAAAGTATTATCGTTTTTGTTTATTACGGTAAATTCCGTATTCAGGTCAGAAGAAAGTAAGGCGTTTGTCTTAAGAAAACCATATATATTAACAACTAAATTTGTCGCTGTTTTTGTTGCAAAAGAATATAATTTTTGGTTAGGCGTTAAGTGGTTTATTGTACAGTTTCCAAATATTTTTAGTATTGGATTAAAATTGTAATTATCAGCACCGCCCGAACTACCATAAGAAAAAAGCGTATTAGCGTTATTAATTTCGAAGTGACTATCTATCATTTTAACGGCACTATTCAAGGCAGTTCCTATCAATACTCCATTACTATTAACAACACAGTATAAATTTTTAAAAGTAGGCGAATTGTTTCTTCCAAATATACCTGAACTTGTATTATTGTTAATATTGATTATACCTGAAAAAACCGCTGAACCTATTGAATATAATTTCCCGTCAAAAACAGAATTATCGAAGTTAACATTTACTGAACCACTACTAAATGTACTTTGTGAGGTTGCACTTGTAGTGATATTTTTATAATATATATCCGCGCTATGTGTACCGGTAAAAGCACCCATAATAAAAAAACCGGTTGTTGTAATTGATTTATTTTTAAAAACAAAGTCCGTAATTGATTCAAAATTAGTATTGTTTAGTCTTATGTCGCCAATTCCATAAATGTTTTCTATGTTTACAACGCTATTTTTTACCTGTGAAAACATTCTTTCAATAAATGAACCAGTTAAATTTAAGTTTTTTATTTCAGCGTTAAAACTTCCAATCCATTGAATATTAAATGAATTACTTACAGTCACGTTTTTGGCATAAATTTCAATATTACCAGCATTATATTTAAAAAAAGTAGAATTCGCCGAGCCGTTTATATTTGGAGTAAATAATATATTTCCGTTTTTTAAGTTGTATTTTATAGTGGTCGTGGTATTTCCAACCGAAGTGTTTATTTGTCCTATTACGGTACTATTTGCAAAAGACAAGGTACAAGCTAAAGAAGAATAAAATTCTATGTTTTTATATGGTAAGTTTCCGTTTATTTCGTACGTCGAAACGGTTAACATATTAATAATAAAGTCGTTTGGCAAGTTTGGCAAGGCTAAAATATAATCAATCGTTTTGTAAGGCTTTGAAACATCTTCATAAACCCCCGTCAAATCGACACCGTTAACACTATCTACAAAGTAAGTGAAAGAAGTTTTTGCACCAGATACTACACCAAGTCCTTTATCAAATGCCCATTCTTTAGTAACAACTTGTTTACCTGTAGTCTCAGCATCTATAATAGCTACTGTAGTACTAGGTAAAATTACTTCTCCAATTTCATTAGCTTGAATACGTAAAGTTTCAACTTGCATATCAGTACCACTTACAGTTTTTTGTCCAGTCCATACTTGCCACCAAGATTTACCTGTACCTTTACCTGTACCTGCTTTATCAATTCTAATTCCTCCATCTAAGTTTGGTGCACCTACTGAATCTGTATTAATTATGTATAACGGTTGAAAACTATTGGTATAACCACTAGATAAAAACAATCTTCCTTCATTATCTGAAGAGAACCCCCAAAAAGTACCGCTTATATTTAATGTTTGTACTGTAAGGTAAACAGTAGTGTTTACTACTAGTTTATAAAGTGTAGTACCATTAGATGTATAAATGTCACCATTAGGAACACAAGTAATTTTACTACCAAGTAAAAGTATATTTGTATTTACAAATAATCCAAGTCCACCCGTTTGTTTCCATAAGTAACCTCCTGATAAAGTGTATAAGTTACCAAAAGAATCTTCTGTGATACTATTTACTACGCTACCTATATTTTGTATAATTACCCAAGTAAGTGCATTATCTGTAGTGTACTGTAAATTTGAATTAAAATAAGCGTAAAGTTTATTTGAGAATCTTGATGCAAATATGTTAGATAGTCCACCTAAAGTAGTCTGATTTTCACCGATAAACAGAGTACTACCACCATGTTTTATAGAGTAGATTGTATTATTTATTGTTACAGCTACAGCTATTGGATATCTGCCATAAGTACCAATTCTAATAATTTCAACAGTACCTGATGTTATTACATAAATTCCATCATTATATACACCAAAATACATATCTCCATTTGGAGCTAATGCAAATCCAGTACCGTTGTACAACAAGTCTCCAAGTTGAATAAGACCTGCATTTTCTAAAAAATTTATAGTTTTACCCGCAGTCGTAGTAAACGATTTGCCAGACTGAGTGCTAATTGAGTTTACAACACCCAACTCTCTGTTTTTTTGGTTACCAAAAGAAATATCTTTAGAAGGATTAACAGTATCTATCCCTAAGTTAGTTCCATCATCATATAATCTTGTATTACCAAGTATATTAACTCCTGTTACTTTTTGCAAGTAATTAACTGCTCCTGTTGCGGAAGTTAACTTAGCATTTAATTGTGCTTGAATATTACTTGTAATACCACTTAAATACCCAATAATAATAGCAGTAATAGAACCAATACTTGTAGTACTAGGTAAAACAGTAGTACCTGTAAATGTTGCATTATTTCTACTTTTATTACCTTCAATAGACCAAGTATTTGTATCAGTTTTGACATATGTTCTTGTTTCTCCGATAGTAGAAATATAACCACAATCACTAATAACTGATATACCTGTTGCACTAGAAGTAATTACTCCAGACCCTTGTTGTGTAACTTTTATTTTAAAACCTATTGGTAATGGGTTTTCAATATTAGTAGGTAACGTTAAAGAAACTGGGTTAGAACCTGTAAATATAACTTGTTTATTAAAATCTACAAGATTAAAAGTACGAGAAATGCCAGCATCAAATACAATAGTTACATAAGGATTAGTTGCTATTGTAGGACTAACTCCTCCTTCAACTCCCCAAGTATTAACTCCTCTTTTAGTATATTTTCTAACTTCGTTCTGTACTCCGCTAAGACCTACAGCAGTTTGAAAAACAACACCTGTTCCACCTGTAACACTTACAATTCCAGTGTTAGTACCTACAGAATAAAATACAGACCCAATAGGAAAATCTAAAGTAGCATCATTAGGAATTATAAGAGATAAGGGATCTATACCATTATACACTAGTTGGTTTAAAACTTCTTCTATTAAAACATTGTGAGGACTACTTGTAATTGGTTTAATAGCGGTAAAATAATTAGCTTTTCCACTTAAAAGAGTATCTACAGTTTTAGTACGATAAGTGTCATCATATTTTTCTTTTAAAGTACTATTAAATAAAGAATCAAATTCTATTACTTTATCTTGTACTTTAATATTTAAACCATCTGATTTGCTTTTTAATACTACAGCAGCATTAGCAGTTTCAGCATTAAAAACACCATCATCAGTTATAATAGTTTTTATGGCTCTATCTGTACCTGGAACAGTAGTTAATAATGTAGCTGCTTTTGTAAAAGCAATATCATCTAAATAAAAGTTTCTATCTTTACTTGATCTTACTAATACTAAATCAGTAAATTTTTCGTTGTAAAGTTGAAATAAATTTAAGGGTATATTTACTAGTTGCCATACATCTTTTTTATTTTCTGCAAAATCAAATCTACCATTAGTCATTAAAATCTCGTCTGTAATATCTAAATTTAAGTTTTTAAAATAAATTCTAAAATCTACACTTGAATTAGCATTACTTGCTAAATAAATTCTAAAAGTTAAAGTATCATAACTTGAAAAAGATTCAACATTTGGAGAAGTAAAAAGAATACGTTCTGTATTTGAACCAAATCTATCAACAAAAATAGACTTTGTACCTTTAAATGCTAAACCTGTAAAATCAGGATTTATACTTACACTACCTTGTTTGCTTACAACCCATTCTTGATTTTCATCATAAACTTGTTTTCTTATTGCCCCATTAGTAGTCGGAATTAACTCTCCAGCACTTAATAGTATGCTTGTTAAAGCAATTTCTGTATTAGAATTAATAGTTGGTACTAAAGGTTCCGCGTCATGAGTACCTGTAATACTTGTTAATCCACTTTCGGTTAAATAAATTAAATCAAATCTTTGTTCTCCATTTGGAATAAAAGTTGTTGGATCTAAAGTTATTTGTCCACTACCGCCTTGTTTTTCTACTGAGTTTATAAGATAATTAGGATAAGTTATATAATACAACAAGCCTAATCCAGACCATACTACATAAGCTTGTCCAAGTAATCCAGTTTTAAAGTCAACAGGAGTAACTTTATTTTCTAACTCTGTTAATCTATTTTCTAATTCAGTAGGGTCAAATACAGGAAATACAATTACTTCTACAATTTCATCTCCTCTTAAAGATAAAATAGCTAAAGACAAAGTATCAACATCAGCTGTTGGAATATCAGCACTAGTTAATCCTTCTACACCTTTTTTTACTGCGTATGCACCAGTACTTGTACCTATTAATAAATCATATCTAATATAATCAGGTGTACTAGCATCTAGTGTAACAGAATAATTACTTGGATTTAAATGCTCTACTTGGTTAATTCTCCAAGCAAATTTAGATGCTTCTATACTAACATTTAAACTTGATATTAAAATATCTCCTGTTTTTAATACCGCATCAGGATATTCTAATTCTGTAACTCTATTGTCAATAGTGTTTACATTTTCATTTAAATCGTTTAAATTGTCATTTACAACAGTTAAATTTTCGTTTATATTTTTAACTTCAGCAGCCGTATTTGCATTTGCATTTGCTAATACTTTTCCATCTTGCGTATTAACATATTCATATAATTGATCTAATTCAGATATAGGTTGTTCTACCTTATCTAAATTAGTAGAAGAGATATTTAAAACTCCTTTTCCTTTATTTATTAATCTAAATTGTGTTTTCATATTTTGCTTTTATACTAAAGTTGTTACTGTTTTTGTATCTCCATACCAAAATATCTCTCCTTGATAAGCAGGATTTACTATCATTTTTGCACGATAATAATAAGTGGTATTAGGTACTAAATTTCCCCATGCGTATAAAGGGTTAGTATAATCCACTGTAAAAGGAATTAATTCCATCATAGTAGGACTAGACTGTGTTACATAATTTAAGAAGTCAGCAGTTAAAGATAATTGTATCTCAGATTGACCCCAATTAGAACCTAAACCACTACTTTGAGGAGAAGCTCCAAGAGTAAAACTATCTCTAGTAAGATTAGTAATTTCACCTGTTACAATTAAAGGAGCATCTAAATTTATGACATTAGACGTTGCAACAACATCGTCTGCTATATATTCAATCCAAATATCAGAATCTACTTCTGTTTTGTCATAATTAAGACTATTAATATACTCAGCAATTTGTTCTTCTAGTGTTCCTGTACCAGATAAATTAGAATCATATACTTTTATTACTCTTGATATATTATTTTGATCAGACAATGTAATAGCTATTCCTGAGTCTAAAAAAGAGTTTTGAATTAATTTTACATAGTCAATGTTATTAGTATAACATTTTAAACAATTTTTAATATAAGAATAATCAAATACAGTATCAATTATTTCTAAATACTTTTGTGTAGGAGAAGGTACTAAATCAATAGTATTATTTAATAATAAAGTTTTACTATATAAATATATACCATAATAATAACCAGTAATAATAGAATTAAAAAGTTCAGCATTATTAGCTACAGTACCATTAGTATAGTAGTAAAAATATTCTTTTCCTAACTCAGTTTTTTTATCTACAATAGTTTCGTTAAAAAATAATTGTATAAAATTATATAGAGGGGGATTTGTAACAGCGCCTTGCCCGTAAGAGAAAGGTTTAATCGTGTTAGGCAGTATTAAAGTAGTATTAAATATCTTTTGACGCTTAATAGCAAAAGTACCGTTAAGACTATCTTTACAGGTTTCACTATTTTTACAAGTATCACTACATTTACAATTACATAATATATCTTTTACTTGTTTAACAAATTCTGTAATGAAACTATCGTTAACATTAAGATATACAAAGTAAGGGTCTAAAAGAGCTGGAATAACTTCTAGTTTATATAATCCATCAGTAGGATATAAACTTATTTCAGTATTAGAAGAAAACTCTTCAATAACAGTGTCTGATTTATCTTCATTTACTTTTGTTAAAATAAATGTATATGTATCAGTTGTAATAGATTTAAACTCTTTGATACCAAGTCCTAATCGTATTTCTATTTTTTCATCTTTATAGTACATAAATTTAAGGGTTTTAAATTAATAAGCCTATTGTTAACTAAAACAATAGGCTTATCTAACAATCAATCAATAAAATTTTACTGTCTAGTTACTATTATTTACTATGTTTTACGATGTAAGAGCAGCATAAATAGTAGCAAGAGTTGTATTTGCAACAGGAACTACAAGTAGTAAGTTAAGATTAGCTACTGACATTGTAGCTGATACTGTTGGTTGTGCTACCCCTGTCCAACTAACTGATAACGTATTGTAAGAAGCTGTAGCACTTGCTTTTAAAGGCTCTTTGTAATACAAGTCATTACTTTCCATATAATTACCGTTTCCTCTAAATACTGAAAGTTCTTTTTCAATTTCTTGAATTTGAACTCCTGTTCCTTTAGCTAATTTACGAGCTGTAACAGTAATTGGTTGATATTCTGCAAATACTCCGTCAGTTGCAATTCCTAATTTAATATCAGAATTAAGAGTTGTTAATTTAATTTGATACTTTCCAGTAGCTTCTTCTAGAGCAGCTACAACTAACGTCTTAGCTACAGGATCAAGGTTAATTTTAGCAACAAATCTAGCAAGATATTGAGCACCAGTTTCAGTAGATCTTTTATCTAAACAGATATTAGCAGGAAAATTATCTACTTGATAACTATCTGTTAAATCTATTAATCTAATACAACCTTCTTTGTTTTCAGCAACAGTAATAGCAGTAGTAGTAGTTGCATTATCACCAAGCTTAAAAATTCCAGCAACACCAGCAACGTAAGGTTGGTAGTTAATGTTACGTAAAGTTTTAGCAGGGATAACTACAGAAGAATCAAATGTATCAGCAGAGTCTCTTCTAACAAATTGAAATCCTTTAGCGGCTTTTATAATTGCAGCTGTAACTTCACTTCCAACCATAACAGGAGCTTTGCTCTCGTCAACGTTGTACAATAATACTCCTACTTGACCTACAGTTAAATCTGCAATTGTCTTTAGCGTTAAATCGGGAATTGAACTTCCAATTAAAATCTTTTCCATGTTGTTTTTTTTTATTCTATTAGTATATTTTCTTTTACAAATTTATCATACGAATCAGTAGCAATAATACCCTTTATAAGTTGAACTGTATCAGCTATTACTTTATTAATTACTTCATCAGGTAAATCCGATCCTATACCTAAAAGGTAATCAATTTGTCTAGGTCTACGCAAATAAGTAACTGTAACAGTAGATAATTTAACACTTTTAGGAATTTTTATCTTTAACTGTCCAGTAGTTCTAACTGCACGAAGCTCATTAATAGTTCCACCTGAAAGCCTAGAATTAGTAATATAAGGTCCGTATTCAGTATCAGTAACTGCGATTGGAGTTTTAAATGTATTAATCAATTCTGTTTTGTTTGCAGTAGTTTCTTTTTTAATAAAACTAAAGCCTGATAAATTAGTACTTAATGTAGTAACTAACGTTCCTACTGTAGACAAAACTAAAGCTTCTGTTCTATTATCATAATGAACAAATAATTTGTTTTCTCTAAGATAGTTAATAACATCTAATTTTATTTGAATAGATTTAATAACAGCTTGTATAAAAACAAAAGAACTAATGTAATTTTTGACATCATCTTGTGCAATGTAATCATCAGGTAATTTAGTAAAATCAAATACAGTAGTTGTTGAGTTACTATTATTACTTTCATTTTGATACGTAATATCTAATTTAAAGCTTGTTATTTCAGCTATAGTAACAGTTTTTAAATCAAACAATAATTGAGAAGTAAAAAGAACTGTATTAGTAGTACTTACTACAGATTCAAAACAATCATAAGCAGTAATAGCTTGAGCGTTAATCCAACCATAAAAATTAAAAGGAAGCAATACAATTGCCTCCTCTTTATTATTAACAATAGGATATAACGTCTCTGTTTCAATTAAACTAGCAAGATTATCTAAACTAGTTTGTGTATCAAATAAAGATACTTGTTTAGGGTTACTAACTAAATCAGTTTTTTTATTTTTAAAAGTATTTAACGTTAAGTTAAACAACATATCTAACTCTTGAGGTAGAAAGTTTTTAGACTTGTGTGTATTTACTTTCTGTAATAAAATACCTAAATTGATATGAATTTCAGAAACTGTCATAATCTTTTATTTAATGTTAAGTTTATCTTGTATAATTTTTAGAATAACTTGACCTTGTACATCTGTTTTAATATACTTAGCAGCAGTTTCTAAATCATTACCAATAATAGCATCACCATATTGGATAAGCTTACTATTAGTAGGTTGCTTAAGAATATATAAGTTCAGTCCTTGTTGAACGTAATATTTGTAAGCCCAATCAGTATCTCCAATTAAAGTATTAACTTTTACTCTTAAAACGTGAGAAACCTTACATAAGTTATAAATAATAATCTTCTTATCAACAAGATTATCAGTATCCAGAACTTGTTCTCCAACTGCCAATAGAATTGCATTAACTTTTTTCTCATCAGTAATATCTTTCATATTATTAGCAAACGTTGTAAATACATCCATTTCAGATTCTTGTGCTGCCATAGCAACTATTTTCTCGTAAATGTATCCAACAATTTTAGGAGACTTGTCTTTATCTTCTACTCTGTTAGCAACTCTAGGATGCTTCATAATAAAAGCTAATTTAACAAAATCAGCATAGTAATCAGCTTGTAATGTAACTGTTTTTGTACCTTCGTTATCAGCTTGATACTCTAATAGATTATGAACAACTTTAAATTTTTCTTCTAATCTTTCAGCAGCTTCAAATTTACTAATAGCACTTGCACCATGTAACGTTACTATTATTTTAATTTCTATTCCTTGAGCTGTGTCTCTTTTATTAGTACTATCAGGTGGTAATAAACTACTAAAATTAGCCCAATACTCTTTAATATGAGTATTAAAAGAATTGTCACTTGTAGATACATCAACAATAGATGGCATAAGTACTCTTTCTAAAGTACCAGTAACACCTTTTAAAGGCCCTCCACTAGGAGCTAAAACTGATTCTACATAGTAATTAAATTCTTCTTCTACTTGATTAGGTATAGCTACTAATCCAGCACGTAGTCTAATATTGCAACCTAACGATACTTTTTTAGACTCACTTTTAAGGTTTAAATCTTCAATTCCTTTTACAATGCTTTTTGGTGTTATAATTGTTTCCATTTTAACTTATTATTATAGTTTATATTACTTTATTAATTTAGCAAAAGAAACCCCTCTAATTATAAGAGGGGTTTAATATTTAATTCATTATTTTATTTAGTATGCAGCAGCGTCACAGTATAAAGAGAAACAATGAGTATTACGTCTAATTGCAACACCAAGTGTTTTTAAGAAGTGAACAGCAGATTTATCTTGAGAAGTAGATACTACTAAATCTTTTCCATTACCTGAGTAATCAGAAAATTCTCCACTAGATCCTTTTAACAATGTCATACCTTGCTCAATACCTCTTACCATAGAACGACCTTTTTGGTTTACCATTTGTACGTTGTTTTCTCCATCATAAACTGACATATCAACAAAGTGCATTTCGTAAGAAGATAATGGTCTACCAGAAGTATAATGTAATGGAGACTTATCAGCATATCCAGAATGATCTAAATAAGGCATACTAACAACAGATACCATATGACCATCAATATGACGGAAATGTGTAAATGCAGCACCAAAAGTAAGATTCATTGGAGTTCCAGTAATAGTACTGTTTAAAGCACCTTGGAAAATAGTCCATGATTTAGCTTCAGTCATAATAGCATTACTAAATTCTTCTTTACCACTAGTACCTGTAAACAAAACAACATTTACATTTTGTTTATCAGAAGCACCATAAAAGATATCAGAAATAATCTTATTAATCTTCTTAAAAGTAAGAATACTATAAGTTCCTTTGTTAGGAATCTGAGCTTTTAATCCAGCACCGTATGGAATTGGTAATCCAGTGTCAGGATCTGTAGTCAAGATATTACCATTAGCATCACGGTTATATTGAGATTCCCAAAGAGACTCTTCACATGAACGCTTAAAGTTCATTTCATGCTCATACTCTTCAAAAGGCTGCCATAATTTAGTAGTACCTGTTTTAGTAGGTAGTAAATACTCTACTGTACGGTTTCCAACATTACCTGCAAATTCGTAAGATTTTCTAATAATACCAATTTGATTTTTAGCTTTTCCTGGAGTACGTCTATTACTTTCGTTACCAACAGAATAAGCTTCAGAAACGTTAGCTGCACCAATCATTGCCCATTTAGTACCTGTTTTAATTTCGTCAATAGGTACGTTAGGAGTAGAAGCATTCTTAACTAATTGTAGAGCGTAAAGAAAACCATTAGCTACTTTAACAGGTCTACGAATAACACGACACCAAACATTGTTAGGAGATACAACGTTATGTTGAAACTTAAGAAAAGCATCTTTAAATACTACCATAACTTCTTCTCCTTGTACAGCACCAACAAAACTAACGCCAGTGTAAGCATGAGACACAACTTCAGATGTATGCTTAAGTTTACCAAATATTGGCCATTCATATTCAACATCTTCTATACCTTTCCATTGAGTACCATTCATTTGACCTTCTGTAAGAAACAATAAAGGAAAAAGCTTTTGTTCGTTTCCTTGAAGAAACGTTACAACAGGGTTAATAACATCACTTTTTGACATCCTTGCTTTAGCTAAACTAAGGTTTGATGTATACCCATCTTCATTGTAAGAAGGGTGAATTAAAATTCTAGCTGAATCCATTTTTTTTTAGATTTGTAATAATTAATATTAAATAAAGGGTTTTTTAACGCAAATTTAAATCTCCAAGAGAGGGGATGTAATTGTCTTGTGTTTTAGGTTTAATTCCTTTATCACTACTAGCATTACGTCTGTTATTTTTTTGCATTCTTTCTCTTAAACTTTGTACGCTATTAGTAGTAGCAATATTTTTAGCTAAAGCTGAAATATCATTACCTTTATAACGTAAATAAGACATTAGTAAGTCACTTTCTACTGTATCTTTATCCGCATCTAGCATATCTTGTGATCTGCCATTTTGTACTGGATTAGTCAAATAAGTTAAGAAACCTTCTCTTTCAGGAAGAGGTATATTAATATTAGCTAGTTTACCGTTTTTAACGGTGTTAGTAACCGAAGCCCAATATTGTTTTGCCTCATTCTCTGCTGTAATCTCTTTTTGTTTAAGGTCATTATCAACTTGTTGTCTGTTGGTTTCTTGATTAGCTTTTAAGACTTTCAAGTTATCACTAACTTCTAAGTTGTAATCTTCTTCTCCAAGCGAATCTAAATACTTAGAATAAGCAGGAGTTAATGTTCTACCACTTGCTCTATAAGCTTCTGTGATATATGCTTTTTTTGTTTCAGATGATAAAGACTTAACGTCAACGTTATCAAAATTAACTGCATTAGCTTTAAAACCATCTGCATTTCCATGCAGTTGGATGTGTTTACGAAGCGAGTCTAATTCGGGGTTACTTTTCATGTAGTTTTCAACACTCCTGCTGTCTACTACTTTAACAACTTTATTAACTAAATCAACAATAGAATCTTCACTATCTTCGGGCATATAATTGTCATCGTAAGAAATATTAAAATTCTTAGCTAGAGCATTCATTACCGTTCCAACAGTAGTAGTATCTCTATAAAGTTCAACTTTACTTTTAACAATTTCGCCATTAGCGTTAACAAAATTACCGTTATCATCAACAGGTAAAGAATCATTAGTAAGGAAGTGCTTAACTTGATCAGAGGTATACAATATTTTACCTTCTGCATCTACAATAGCGCCTTCTTTATTAAGAGCTTCTCCACCAAATGAATCTACTAAATCGGATAATTGATCGTTTTCTTCGTCAGAAAGTGTATCACTTGTTTTAGTAGTTAAAACATTAACTAAGTCATCAAAAGACTTAATAGGATTAGAAGTTCCAGTGTCATCAGAACCGTCATTACTATTATCATCCGTTTGTGATGTAGTTTTATTAGGATCTGGTTGGTCTTCTTTGCTTTTATCAGGAGCAGGGTTTTGATCTTCTTTTTTAACAGCATCGCCCGTAGTGTTTGAGTCTGTCGTTTTAGGTTCTTGTGGATTATGTACATTATCTAAAGATACATCATCTAATGCATCTAAATTAGATACACCATCATTGTTTTTACTTTCTATTGTCATAACGAGTGTTTAATTATTTATTGCTTGTTGTTTTTCTTTGTGATAAAGCTTTAGACTTTAACTCTAAATCTCTATTGTCTTTACTTACAGTATGCGAATCCATTTTTTCTTTTCTATTAGCTTCTCTAAGTTTTAATTGTTCTTCAAACGACTTGTCTTCCATTACGGGCTCGTCACTTTCTACATTATTATCCATCATCATTTTTCCATCTAGCATTCTATCAGCAGTATATTTAACACCTTCAAGTTTACTATCTATTTCATAACGTTTAAGCTCTTCTGTAGCTTGTTGAAGTTCAGCTTGCATTTCTTGTAATTGAACAGCTCTTTCTTGGTCAGCTTGTGCAGTTTGCTCTTGTACCATCTGTTGTACTTTTTCCATCTTTTCTAGTAATACACTAACTTTAGATGTACTATTAGTAGTATACATTTTACTAACAGCAGAAGCAGAAGCTCCATTTTGTAACATAGAACCAGCAAAACTTCTCATAGCTTCAATTCCTCTAGTATTACTAGTAGCGTCTTTTACAAATACATTATAACTAGAAGAGGCATGATAATTAGCATCATCAACATTTAATTCAAATATACCTCTAGAAGAATCACTATAAATATAAGCTTCTTTAATACCATTAATCCAAGCGCCTTTAGATATATCTAATAAACCTTGATAATCTTTTTCAATCATCTTATCAAAAGAACTTACTAAATCATAAGTAATAATAGCACTTCTTACAATAGCTTGTTCTGTAGTAGCTTTGCCTGCATATTGACTTACGTCAGAATATCTTTGAGCGTTCATTCCAATAGCTTCCCAATACTCGTTTTTGGTTTGTACTACTAGATTACTAATTTCAGCAATAATACCGTTTAAAGACATATCAATTGATTTAATCATTTGAGAAGCAAAAGCAGCATTAGGAGCAGACTCATCAATCCACAATACAGAAGTAGCATCCATATGATAAGCTTGTTTAGCTGTACTAATACCTTTAGAACGTGGTACTAATCCGTATGGCATAACAAGGACTTTATCTTTATTTTTGTTTATTAGTTTTTCCATGCTGAACTTTAATACATTAATAGTTCTTTGATAAACTAAACCTTCTTTAACAATAGAATTAATTTCTCCTACTCTTGTTCTTGCTATAATACCGTTGTAACAAGATTTTAAATTACCTTTAGAATCTACATCAGAACGATCAAAAGGAACTTCACCACATTTAAAGAAATAATCCATTACTTTATAACCTTCTATTTTACAAGTAAACCACTCTTTAGTTATATTAATATCACCAAGAGTAGGTTGTAATTCATAATCAACAGTTACTTCTTTGTCTTGTTCAATACCAAATTCATCTATATAATTTAAAATGTATAAATCTTTGTAAGATGTATATACAACATGAAAAACTTCTATTCCATTAGTATAAGCTGACATTGGTACTTTAGAGTTAACGTAATTATTACCTCCAGACATAGCACCGTTATTACCAGTATTTGTATATTGAGCGTTAAACTCTCCATAACCATTATTTACTTCTTGTTGAAAAGCTTTAATTTGTTCTTCTTCAATACTGTCTTGTAACATTTCTACAATACTATAAGGGCTCATTATACGACGTCTAATATGAACTTCTGCATCTTCTACAAAAGGACTGCCCGCTTTCATGTTTAAAACAAACACTTCGTTTCTAGGTACGTGTTCAAATACAACTTCATTATTAATAACGTCTTTATAAGTAACACATCCGCCTGTTACAACATAATCATAAAAAGCTTCTGTAAGTTTAAAGTCAATATCACAATAAAACCTAATAAAATCAAGAGCCTCTTGCCCTTTTATTAGAGTACTATCATTAAAGCTTGCATTAAATTTATTAACTATCTCTTCAAGCTCTGGCATTGGGTTCTCTTCGCTTGGTTGCATTCCTGTTACTTTTTGAAACTCACTAAGAACTTTCTTTTTGTGCCATTCTTTAATAAGCATATCAAGCGCACTATTACGAGAAATATCATCATTAGGATTTAAGTTAACAACTTCATATTCATGTGATCTTGTACCAAACTCTCCAATTAGTAATTTAACAATACCCATAAGGATATTATGATTTTGCAGTTTAGATTTATACATAAAGTCTGAATCTGCACCTGAGTCTTGATTAGTAGAACCAAATATAGCTTTATATTCTTTAAAATCTATAAGTCCTTCTACAGCACTAAACAGTTTATTAATTTCTTCGTATTCTGACTTCCAACCCGAAGAATCTATATAATGAACAATAGTTTCTTCTATGTTAGTAAGACCAGTATCACTATCCCTAACTGACTTTTCAGCCATTGTTAACATTTGATTTGGTAATGGCATATTTGTTTATTTAAAGTAGGAATCTATTTCAATACCTGTTATGTTATTTCGCTCATTATATATACTATCATTACTAACTTCACCAAAAGGATTATTAAAATAATCTTCTGAATCTGTCCTAGGTCTTTCAGGTACTTGTTGCTTATAAAGAGCTTCTTTAATATCATACATACCAATCAATAAACATGATACCCTATCTGCATTCTTAGAACCGTCATATTTTAATAACTCTTTCAATATAGGTAAATCGTATATCAAATGCAAATTTAATATCGTATTCCCGTGTATATCTTTGCCCCTCGGACTGATTAACCAGTTCTTTAAATACACTATTGCAGTCGATTTTCTTTGCGCGTTTCCACCTATCGAGATGCCGTATTTTCTGCCTAATCCGCCCTTTTGTACTTCTGCTTGATGTTGAAAGGTGGTTTCAGTTTTTAAGATGCTTAGGTAGCCTAATTTCAAGGCATTAGCAAAAACATCACCTCTATCATTTTCGTATAGTACCTTACTACCAAAGTATGTAGCACCCATGAACATTTGATGGTCATAGTCAGTAGTATCTTCAGTTCTACCAACATATACAGCAACAATTTTATCTCCTTTAGAAGGTGTCATGTTATTGGAAGCTTCATATATAATAGTACAAGCTAAAGAGTCTTTACTTGTAAAAGTATCTTTATCTTTAGATATTGCAAATGGGTCAACCCAAGTGTGATATAAGTTATCAGGAATTAAACCAGTAGAAGGGTCTCTATAAGGCTCATCATATATAACCCAACAACCTCGTGAATCTTCTGATTTAGATATAGGATAATTACGTATAGCACTAGCAGTTAAAAGTAACTCATCGTCATCCATAAGAGCACGATCTTTAAAAATAGTTTTAGAGTCTTTAACACTAAATACACCTTCACGTCCTACATTATTTTTACCATTAAGTTTACTAACTCTTTTGTAATGAGCATCAATTAATTGTGCATTAAAGATTGCACTTTTAGCTCTACTAAAAGCTTGAGAAGGTTTCTTAGGTTCTTCCATTAAATGCGCTGTAATTTTAGCATCATCTTTACCGTACAATGCTAAATCTTTGCGTTCAAATTCAATAGCTCCTTTTACGTCACTATTACCATGTCTATCAATAAGTCCAGGTTTAGACATAAAACAAGGATGAAAGAAACCACAACATTCATCTACAGACTCGTCGTCCCAATTGTTTACAAAGCCAAGAAATTTTCTACTCATAACATTATAGAAAAGATCTTCAAAACCAGCCCATGCATTTTCTTCTCCACCACCTGTACCAAATACAATCATAAGACCTGTCATTCTAGTACCATCAGTAAGAGACTTTAAAGTAGCATCAAGCACAGCAGAAAGATTAGCACATTTACCAGCTTCTTCTATAAGTATTAAATCAGCATCTTTACCTCTAATTTTACCACCATCTTTTCCAAGTATAGCAGTATATATATTAGAGAGATAACCACGTTTAGAAGGGTCGCCTCTACGTCTGTAACCAATTTCAATATGTGAAAGCGCATTATGTAATCTACCTTTATCCCAATCTGTATTTTTATTAATATTATCAAGAAAAGATAAAACTTTATTCATTGTTCCATCTTCAAATAAAGACGCACTATCATAAGCAGCAACTACAGAAGTACTTTTTCTATACAAGTTAGCTTGATTAGCTACTAGCCAACCATTTTTATAAGAGTAACCTTTACGTCTAGCTTTACCTACAACAATATGTCTACCTACTCTTTTAGCAAGTTCTATAGATTTAAAGAAATAATAATCTCCATCCCAAAAAGAAGGAAACATAGCTTCTTTATTTATAATACCTTGTTCTACTTTTTGTAGTTGTTCTCCGTTAGCAGATAGTAAAGCACCACCCTTAACTTCAAAGTCTTTAGACGCTTGTATTTTAGAATAATTTAAATATCCATAATGTTCTCCAGTAATATGTATTTGTTGTATTTCATATATACCGTTATCATTTAATTTAAGTTTACCTGGAAGTATAATACCTTCTTTACATTTTTTCTCTTCTTCATCCCAAAATCTATTGTATTCACGTCTGTCCCATTTAGGGTGTGCTTTAGTGTAACAACCATGCTTTTGAAAATGCTTTGCAGCAGAAGATGCTTCTGAAGTATTAACAAAAGCTATATCTTCAAAGTCAAACATTTCTAATACAGACTCTGCATCGTTTTCAGGATTAAGATAAGGAGTAGATATAAAAGGAGTTTTATATACTTCTTGATTAATGTTCATAGTATCTAATGCACTATCAAGACTATGCACTAAATCATAAGCAGTAGAATCAAATCTTCTCATCTCTTATAATATTATAGGTTTAATTGATGAATACATTTGCATATATCTAGCTAAAACTGAAGTAGTAATAATAAAAGAATAACCAAGTAGAATTTCATGTTCAGCAGCAAGGTTATAAAACATTCCAGGTAAAGGTAAATAATCAAAGTTATTAACATCTGTAGCATAATCAAAATTAATACTATTAGTTTCTAGTTTAAATTCTTTTTCAAGAGCCTCTGCAATAGAAGTAAAAAGATTTTCTATAGGATTAGATTCTCTTTTACGTACAGGTATGTTAGGATAATTACCAACAAGAAAAACCTTATAATTAAGGTTTACGTGTTTAGCAATTATGTCTTTAATCTCATCTGAAAGTAACCAATCTTCTCTATGTAAAGGAAAAGCTTGTTTACTCTTTATTTTTATTATGTTAGGAATATCTAAAAATATAGCACTATGCATGATTGGTTAAGGTTAAGGTTAATAATAAAAGCTCCCTATATAGAGAGCTTTCTTTTGTTATCTGTAAATAAAGCTATTACTTCGTTTCGTAAATATGGAACTGGGATATATACAGGCTCTTTGTTAAGAGGATAATGGATGATGGCTAATCCATTAGGTATAAGTACATATCCCCATTGTTCCATCATATAAGCATAAATTGATAATTGTAAACAATATGTATGATACTTAGAAGCTGGTATGTGAGCTATAGGTGCATTAAAGGTTTCATCAGTTATAATCCAAGTATCGCTTTTAACCCACTCAGTACCTATTTTTTCTTTTTTATAATAACCAGGTGTATCATGCATATCAGCGGCATTACTTTTCCAGTCTAAAATAGAAAAATATTTGCCCTTTATAATAGGACAGTCAATAGTACCTGCTATACCATATCTAGACATATATATTCTTTTCTCTGAAAAAACTGTAGCACCTCTTAATACAAGTGGCTTTAGTTTATTATAAATAAAAGGATATTCAAGTCTAAGATGAGAAGCATCTAAATCATTTAAAGTAGAAATGTTTTTACCTGCTTTAAAAGGATTACTTTCATAAGTTATAAGATCATTATCTTTAGCACCTATATCATTTCTAGTTTTATTAATACCTAATTCAATGCCGTTATGAATTGTATTTCCTCTGATACAAGCTTCAGTAGTTTTAACTACCCATTTAGCTTTAGTCATTTCTTGAAGTTGTACATAATAACTTTCTTTCATTAAGTCATCAAGTTTAAACTTAACTGTACCTAGTCTAATAGCTTGTTCTTCTGGATAAGGTTTAAGTTTGTAACCAGCATCTTTTAGACCTGTATACATACTCCAAAAGTTATTGTCAAACTTGTTTTTATATTTATCTAATAATGTAGTTACAGAAGTATATACAAGATTGTTCTCATCAGTATACTTATGATCTGCTTCTGTAAACGTTAAAGTTTTTGCTTGTCCTTGTATAATTGGTGTCATATTAATCTTCTCTATTACCTAGCTGTCTATCTCCAACTACGATGTTACTTTCATTATCCTCTTGAGAATACTGTTCTTTTAAATCTTTAATAGTAGTAGTAAGTTTTGGCATACTGTTTATTAAAGCTATGATATTAGATTGTACTTTATTGATAGCATCTAGTTTACCTAATAATCGTGTTACAATTTCTAATTCTTCTAATGTATATTCTTTATTCTTTTTACTAGTAGTTTTAACTGCTTCTTTTAACTCTCCTTTTAAAGTTCTAACAATATCTAATAAATCTTTAGTATCATGTCCTAATTCAAATAGAGCAGAATCAGCAGAAAAGTATGCACTACCTAAAGAACTTAATTGTTGTAAGTCTTTATATTTTTCGCAAGCTTTTTCAAATACTTTATCTACTTTCCAATTATCAGGTAAACCACTAAGCTCTATTATATGTATATGACATATGCCAAGAGGTATGTTATAAAATTCACTACGAGGATCTAAATGATAGTATATATATTTCATTTCTCCACAAGCTACTATTTGATGTTTACCTTGTAAATCTTTTTTACTTCCTTTGTCTCTTTTAAAAAGAACTGCAAAGTCATTTATAAGAAGACATTCTTTTTTGTGTATAACAATGTCTCCATCTTCTTCTCCAATAAATTGTCTAGTCATTTTCTTTTCTTTTTTACTAAAACCTTAAAGTTTAAAAAATGAGGAGAGTTACTAGGAATAGCTTTAACTTCATCTACAGTTAAAGCTTTAGCATTTACACCTAATCTTTCTAAAGTCTTATAATTAATACTAGAAGATACTCTAGCTAAATAATGGTAGTATTCTCTATCTTTAGGAGATAGGTTATTATCTTCATCAAGAACAGTCTTAAACAATTCGTTTTTCTCTTTGTTTCTTTCTCTTCTATTTGTCCATATAAACTTTAGAAAACCCTTCCAATATATAGGTATATTTCTAGCAAACCCAAAAGCAGTTGCAGTTAGTTGAATATCAATTATATCAACTATAGAATTAAAAGATAAATCTTTATTGTATTTGTCTTTCATTCGCTTTTGTACTTCTACTATTATTTCAACTAGAGTGTTATCTATTTGCATATCTTATTTATTACTGCCGTTCATCATTCTAATAATATCGGCTTCTCTTTTCTTAATAGAATCTTTTTCTTCCTGGTCAACTCTAGCTTTAACTACTTCCATAGTCAATCCTTCAGCTTTAAGTTTATCTATTAAGTTAAGTTTGTTTTGCAATTCATAAGAATACTCTTGTTGCATAATATTATAAAGAGCTTTAGAGCCATTAGTAAACCATCCTTGAATAGCTTCTCTTTCTATATTGAAAAGAGATTTTTCAATAGGCTTTAAATAATACATATTATAAAGATAAATAGATTCTCCAATAATATTTTTAGATTTATCTATAACATAAACTCTAAATAAATATAAGCTATCATTGTAATTAGCGTACATAGCAGGTCTTTCTTTTTTATCTACAAAAGTAAAATCAACTTTAAAAGAAAGTTTAGCATTATTAGCTTGCATTTCATTAGTAATAGTTGCAAGTGCAGTAGTCATTATACGTCTGTATATAATAAGGTCTTGAGGTGTAATATCGGTTGCCATCGTTATTAGGTTTTAATTGATTAGTATAAATTCGTTATTATTATAAACAGAAAAATAGGTATTATTAGTACCTATATTTTCTATATTATTTTAGTATGTAGTTCTATTAGTATTAGTATATCTAATAGTGTTATTAGTACAATAGTTTGATCTGCCCTTAATGTAGATATAGTTCGTATTAATCCCTCATATCGTTTAGATATGCCAAATATAATGTTTCTATCGTTCATATGTACTATAGTATAATGTTAAAATTATGTTAAAGTTTTTAATAAACAATACGACAAGTCTCAATACTACGGGCAATCATACGGTCACAACTAAACACTATATTATATATATAAAAAAATATAATATTACTAACAAAAAAAAATATAATATTACACAGCTAATTATATATAAAAATAAAATGTATATATAAAGATAAACGTATATGTACGTACTAACCTTGTTTTTTTGACTTTAGATAGGGGGAGAAGAATTGGAATTAAATTTAATTGGATAGGATTGGGGAGATTGGATATAATGATTGGATGTAGTTATTGTAGGGGTGGAAAATTTTATATGAGTAATATGTTCACGTATGCACCCATATAGTTACCCCCACTACTTTTCGTGGAATTTAAATACCCGTACCCTCTTTGGGTTTGGATTATTTGAATTTAACTTCCACAAGTTTGAGTTGAAAAAGTTTTCTTTATGAAAACAACAGTGTACACTGCTTTTCTCTCATACAACCACCTTACCATTGTATTGATACAACGGTCTTAACAAGGTGGCATAGCACTCGTAACTTAAAACCCTTTATATTATGAATACATTTATTGTAAACTCCGCAGATCTTATTACGAAAACTGGTACTGAAGCTTTCGTAGGTCTAACCGTTACTATTAACGGAAAGCAAGAACAAATTGCTCGTTCTTGTAAGCAAGCATTGTTGGATATGCATAAGTCAGCTCGTGCTTCTAGCATTCCTGCTGACTTGTTTGAAAACGGTGTATCTTCTGCTAATCCTCTTATGGTTAATCAATTCCGTAACGCTGTTATTGGTTTGGTTAATAAAGCTGGATTTGCTGAACTAAGCTTCCATGAAGCTGGAGATACTTACGTAGCTATTGCTGAGTCATCTGCCGTAAGAGCAGGAGAGGCACAAGTTGGCGATACACTTAACTTTCTAAAGAAAGGTTCTCGTGTTGAAGGCTTCTTAACGTTCCCTCTTACAGACTTGGAGCTTGCTCAACGTGCGTTCTTAGATACTGCTAATCCTTTGCTTATTATGCAAGGCTTATTTGGTATTACGGCTCCTGCTCCTGTTGTTACTCCTGACCCTATTCGTAATCTTGATGCTGGAAAAAGTATTGAAGACGAAATGGAGAAAGAAGTGTTCGGCGCTGACTTTGAGTCCCCTGAGGACGAAATAGAAGAGGAAGAAGCTCCTGCTCCTATTATTACGGCTAAGAAAGCGAAATAGTAGCTAATTTGGCTTCTTGTAGAACCCTTAATCCTACCGCAATAGAACTCCACCACCTACGGGTATAAAGTGTGGATATATTGCGGTAACTAGGGTTGGACATGTGTCCTCTCTTTGTCGAGCTACTTGTAGAGCTTCTTGTGTCTTTACATTGTAGAGCTTCTTGTGTCTCTGTTTACGGAGTTACTTGCGTCTCTCATTGTCGAGCTACTTATGTTACCTAGATACTTCTATTCACTCGTGAGTAGGAGTATTTATTTTAGTTACTATTAAACTCAGATTTCAATCCACAGTTAAACTCACATTTCAACCTTAAAAAACTCATTATTATGAAAACAATTAAATCATTCCTACTAGGTTTAATCCTAACAGCCTTATCAATAGCTAGTTTTATCTATGCTATTACTTTATTTAACTATACAACCATAACCTATACTGAACTAGGTAAAGAAGAACCAATTAGTTTTACAACTGTGTTCTTAGCTAGTGGTATATTATTAGTATTTGCT